GAACACCGGGGCTGGGTGCAGATCCAGTACAAGTACCTCCAGAACGTCCAGTTCGACACCGACCCGTACCCTTCCATCAACTACCCCTTGCCGATGGACTTCGACTACACGGTCACGGCGTCGGCCCGGATCAACCAGCACATCAGCCAGATCTCGGGTCACCTGGCGATGAGCAAGCTGCACCCGCGCTTCGCTCAGATGGAGTGCCCCGGAGGCACGGTGCGCCGCATTACCGTCCTGGGTGTCTCCCGGACCAACAGTATGGAGATCGAGAAGCGGATCTTCCGCCAGATCTACCAGCTTCGGATCTCCACCGAGATCGAGGACATCGTCACTCTGCTCCCCACCAGGGTGCGCCAGGTGGTCATCAACCTCCTGGAGAAGAACACCGGGCAGCAACTGTGGGGTCCGAGAAGTATCGCCACCATCACCCCTGCCAGCTACCTCAGTTCCGAGATACCCGGCCAGTACCAACCAGTGGAGGAATAGCCAATGCCCACCTTGACCAGGCCAGGGGTGTACGTCAGTACGTCGTCCTTCCCCACCTATGTCAGTTCCTCGCCGGGTACGGCGTCGGCCTGCTTTGTTGGAGTGTGTCCTCGCGGCCCTGTGATCCCCACCAGGGTGAATAGCTGGCGCGAGTTCACCAACCTATTCGGTGGGTTTGAGACCGCCTATCCGCCCAGCCTGCTGCACCTGGCGGTGTACACCTTCTTCTCTGCCGGCGGCTCCAGCGCCATGATCATCCGGTCCTACCGGACTGACGCCTCAGGCCCCACCCTCGCCACCACCACGGTCAACGATCAGGCCACCACGGCGGTACCTACCCTCCAGATCAACGCCGACAACGTGGGGGCGTGGGGCAACAACCTGTGGGTCAACATCATCCCAGGGACACAGAAGGACAGTCTGGGAAGCATCACCAGCTTCACCATCCAGGTGATGTACAAGGGCAGCGCCCCTGCCAATGTGGTGGAGACCTGGCCGGATCTGTCCATGTCGCCAGGATCCGCCGTCCTGGGCGTGAACAACTACGCCATCAACATCGTCAACAATCCCTACACCGGGTCGAACTACATCAGCTTGACCGACAAGGCAGCTACCAGCGCCAATCCACGCAGTGTGGTTGATGGTGTGACTACGAGCGCTTCGCCCAACTTCACGTCGGCTACTGCGGCCTTCGTCGCCTCCGACAAAGGAGGCACGCTCTCTGGGCCGGGGATTCCAACTGGCACCCTGATCAGCACCGTCACCAGTGCCACGGCAGTGGTCATGTCCAACAACGCCACGGCGACAGGGTCTAGCGTGCATGTGACCATCACGCCACCGGCCTACATCGACAACCCGGTGACCAACCTGGGTCCGATCAACTTGTCTGGTGGTGGCGACGGCTCTCCCATCACCTTCCAGGATCAGTTGGCCGCCCTCCAGTTGCTTGACCAGTACCCGGATCAGCCCTTCGTGATCAATATGCCGGGGCTGACCGCTGGCTCGGACATCACGGGCGTGGTGGGCTACGCCCAGCAGCGTGGCGACAGCTTCGTGGTCATCGACTGCCCGCCGGCCATGAGTCCCGCTTCCATGGTGACCTTTGTTCAGGGCTTGTCGGCTAGCTCTCAGTGCGCCATCTACTACCCCCAGGTGCAGATCTCCGATCCGTACTCGTCTGTTCCTGGTGTGACCAGGATGGTGGGGCCAGGTGGCTTCGTCGCTGGCATGTACATCGCCACCGACGCCAATAGAGGGGTGCAGAAAGCGCCCGCTGGCCTGGGAGCCACGTTGCTGGGGGCCTATGGCCTGGAGAGAACCCTCACCAACGCTGACCAGGGCAGCCTGACCCAGGCCAACGTGAACTGCCTGATCTCGGTGCCAGGGTCCGGGGTGGTGATCTGGGGAGCGCGGACTCTGTCGCCCTACCTCGTCACCCGGTACGTTCCTGTCGAGCGCACGCTGCTCTATCTCCAGACCGAGTTGGCAGCTATGACCAAGTTCGCTGTTTTTGAGCCGAACGACTGGGTGTTGTGGAACTCCATCACCATGATTCTCAGCCAGTTCTTGACGTCCTTCTGGCAGAGCGGTGGCCTTCAGGGCACGAACGCCGCATCGGCGTACTACGTCACCTGTGACGAGTCCAACAACACACCGCAGACCATCCAGCAGGGCATCGTCAACGTCGAGGTGGGCGTGGCTCTCCAGTACCCCGCCGAGTTCGTTGTCATCCAGATCGGTCAGTGGGCTGGTGGGCAGAGCGTCAGCGTCACGACCGTTTAGGAGGAACCATGACCACACGTCCACTGAACTCTGACCCGCTGCGGAACTTCCGCTTCCTGGTCACCATCACCTCGCCCAACAGCACCGCTGTTCCTACGACTATCGGTCGTATGGGATTCATGGCGGTATCGGGTCTATCTGTCAACAATGAGGTCATTCCCTACCGTGAAGGTGGGAACAACACAACTACGAGGAAGATGCCCGGACAATCGGACTTTGGCCCTCTTACTCTCACAAGGGGGTTCATGGCTACCCCGCTTAATGGCGGAAAAGGTGGCACCGATGAGATCTACCGCTGGTTTGAAATGATCTTCACCGTGACCGGTGGTGGGGGCAGCGGTACTGGCGCGCCAGGCATGAACTTCCGCTCTAGCCTTACGATTGACGTCCTCCAGCACCCCGTCACCAAGACCGGGTACGCTGCTGGCGTCGACAATCCACCGGCTATCAAGGCTCGCTTTGCGGTGGCAAACGCATGGCCCATGGGCTACAGCTTCAGTGATCTGGAAGCCGGTGGCAATGCTGTATTCATCGAAAACCTGACGCTTGCCCATGAGGGTTTTGCGGTACTAGCTGGCTCTATGGATCCGGCTAGCTTCATCGGTCCAGCCAAGATGCCTCCTGGTTGGTGATATGACTAACACGCCCGATCCATTGGCTGAGTTCACAGCCACTATCATTGACGACCCGGACAAGATCAACGCCATAGCGAGGGATGTCACTAAGCCCCCGGTGCCGATGATGCCCTCGCTGCCGGCTGACACAGTGACTCTGCCCGGTGGCTTCCTGGATCAGGACGGCAGGCTGCACACAGAGGTCCGCATCCGGGAGATCAATGGCTCCGATGAGGAGGCCATGGCACGGGAGCTACGCAGCCCCACCGTCAATGTGCCCAAGGTGGTCGACCTCATCCTCAAGCGGTGTGTGCTGGGCGTCGGTGACCTGGAGTCGACGCCCAGGCTGTTGGGTCAGATGCTGACCGGGGACCGGGCCGCGCTCATGCTGGCGATCCGCGTCCTGACCTTCGGTAACGACTGGGAAGTGCCCGACTTCCCCTGCCGGGAGTGCGGCAAGACCTTCGGCTGCATCGTGGAGTTGGACTCCTCCATCGAGATCAAGAAGATGGACAACCCCATGGTGCAGGACATCGAGGTGACCCTCCGCAACGGTCATCTCGCCCTCGTACACATGCTCACCGGGGACGTGCAGCTTGAGATGGTGGGTGACGGCAACAGGACCGGCCCGGAAGAGGCGACCATCGCTATCGACCGTTCCATACGCTCGCTCGATGGCAACCCTGTCATGGGTCACATTGCCCAGAAGATGAGCATGGCCGACCGGCGCAAGATCGTTGAGGCCATGGCTGACGGGCAACCCGGCCCCCGTATGGAGGAGGTGATGGTCACATGCACCGAGTGCGGACGGGAGGCCGGCTATCAGATCTCGCTGGTGGATCTCTTTCGTTAGCGACCTCACCCCCTTCGACCTCCTCTACCTCCAGTACCGGCGAATCGCGGAGCGGTTCCCCGGTTGGAACCTGTCCGAGATCAAGGCCATGAGCTACCCGGAGCGCCAGCACTGGGTGGCCGTCGTTCTGGAGAAATAAGTGCCTGATGGCTATGGCGTAGGGCTTTTTGATAGCAGTGGCCCGGAGAAGTTCGCCGCGTCCATCGGCAAGATCACTGCTGCCCTGACCGGGGTCCAGAGCGCATTCAACACCTTCGGTAGCTCAGCCGGTAAGAGCATCTCCAGCATCTCCCAGCTTGTTGACAGCCTGACCAAGAGTCTCTCCAGCCTCCAGAAACAAGTCCAGCAAGTGCAGTCCTCGATGGGCGGCATGGGTGGAGGCGGTGGCGGGGGCGGGACCAGCGGTGGTGGCGGTGGGTACGGCGGTGGTTCTGGTGGGACTGGTGCTGCGGGTAAAGGGGCATGGCTGCCGCCCGGTACGCGGGGTGACGCAGGGCCAGCGACCGGTGGTGGTATGGGGGGACCGGCGATGCCTACTGGTGGCGCTGGTGAGGTAAACGCCCAGCTTAAGGATCAGTGGGCCAGGCTGCCGGAAGGCACTGGTCTCGATGCCGCCTGGAAGGCGGCTGGGAAGATGACCAACGCCGGCAATGGTGGTCAGGCTGGTGGAGGTGGTCTAGGTGCAGGAGCCGCCATGGTCTCGGGGGCCATCGGTTCAGCCGCCAACGTCCTCTCCTCTTCAGCCGCTCAGAACCTGATCGCCAACGCGGTCCAGGGCCAGTTCATCGGTGCCTCGCTCGGGCCATCCTTCGGGCGCATGACTGGCAGGCAGCAGCAGGGTGCGTACGTCATCCCCAGGGGTGCCTTCGCCCAGAGCGCCGGGGACTATGCCCAGGCCAACATGTACATGGCGAACTACATGGGTGCTGATCCCTTCGGTGGTCAGAGCGTGGCGGGGCAGAACGCCAACGCCTTCAACCGTGGTGCCCAGCAACTCATGACCATGATGCCCTCCATGACCCGCCAGCAGGCCATGGTGACCCAGAACGCCATGCAGCAACCAGGCGTCCTCAATGCCGGCCTGATGTTCGGCCTGAACTTCAAGCCGGGTGGCAAGGCCATGGACACACAGTCTCAGTTCGGCATGATCTACCAGAAGCTGTTCGCCGGCTTCCCTGGTGGCAAGCCCAACGGTGACCAGTTTGAGTCCTACATGTCGCCCGGTGGCCCAGGTGAGAACAACCTGGCGGCTCTGGGCATCACACCTGGGAGTGACGCCTACTCCGGGTTCATGCAGTACGCCCGCGCCAGGATCGGCATGGCCTCCCAGGGCAAAGACATCACCAAGGTGGATCTGGGCACGAAAGCAGGAGCCAAGGCGGCTGGCTTCGGTAAGACTGCGGCTTACGCCCAGCTAAATGCCCAGACGGCGAAGTCCCGGATGGAGTC